GACGTTTGAAAGGATACACAGTATCCGGGTAAGAAGTACCCATATGATTAAGATCGTGATATGTGCCATTCCATAAATCTATTGTTTGTTTCAATGATTCATATGGTACATAAACATTCTTCATCATCCGATCACCAATAACCGCAACTGCTTTAAATGTTGTCCATCCTTCTTTTGGCGTTTCGGTACTGGTTGCATTCTCTGTTTTTAGTGTAGCATAAACTGCGAATTCATGTAATGAACATTCGAATGTATATTCCTTTAAATCCCCCATTTCCTCCACTTTGTCTGTCTTTGTTTCACTTTCTTTTTGATGTTGTTCCCACATTGAATGACAGATCGCTGCCGCTTGTGATGCGTCTTTTGCAGTTCCTTCACCAATGACGATTGGAATACATCTTGAAATATATTTATCTTTTGATTCTCCTTCGCTTGGTTTTGGCATTATATCACCTTATTTCTTCAATAATTTTTGTAATCGTTCTCTTTGTATACCCGGAACATGAACAGATTCAGCCATTGATACATCACCGGGTAATATTTTTCCTTCCTCTTGGTCCTTTCGTGTTTCTTCTACCGAATCTTTCCATACATTTACATGCCACTTTTCGGGTTGTTTAACATACGGTTTTATTTGTTTCCGTATTTCATCTGCATTCTTACATATTTCATCCAATATGTAAAAAAATATGTCACGGTATGCCGTATCTTTATAACATACCCAAAGACCGAATTCACTTAAATCAGAAACTATTCTCTTTTGCCAATCACACTTTACGAATTCCGATGCATCTGTTATTATGCTTGAAACTTTTCGAACTCCAAGATTACCACAGTTCGTCATATCATCATGTATTGCTTCCGCACTTGCTGATTCACCTAATTTTTTTCGTAAGAGATACATGGCGATTTTTACTACTCTCTTGTCTGACTGACTTAAGATCATTTCCATGTTGTTACATTTCCTTTTTTAACATCTTATTGAATTCTTTTTCTAATACTTTTTCTTCTGATTTTTTCATATCTTCCGAACCTGGAAATACACCAGATACTTTTTTAACTTCGAAATTCTTTGATTTTTCATTTAACATTTTTGAAACACGAAGTAATGATTCAACAAAGTTGTCTCGTCTGTATTCGAGTGTTCCGGTAACTCCTTGTTTTGCAAGTTCTAATCCTCTTAATTCATCATCGAGATGTTTAAGAACTTTTACTTTATCTGATTCTGCATATGATATTGTTCGTGTTACTTGTATCATAACAGGTAACTTTAAAGTTCCATTGGCAACCTGTTCACGCCTTATTTTTAACATGTGTATGGCAGCATCATATTGTGACTGTTGTTTTAATAATGCAGCATATGTATTATTGACATCTACCATATTTTGTAGATTTTCACCGTCTTGTGCAGTTAATGGTTGTACTACAACTGGAGGTTCGTTTGGTGCTATCTCTACGGATTTCTTTTTGTGTGCCATTTATTTCACCCACTGTTTTACCGCATCCACGAGAATGTTTAATTGACCTTTCGTGAAATAAACTTTTTGTCCCTTATCACTTATTGAATATTTTCTGCCTTCTTTTGCCAACACCGGGCAACATTTTCCTCCTGGTCTACCACAAAGCATTATTTCTTCCATTTTTATTCATCTCCTTTTGAAATTACACTACCGAAAAAGACACTGTTTATTATAGTATCTAATTCGTTTAAAACTTGATATGCAGCAGGTCTTAAAAATGGGCGATACGCCGATTTACCAGATGTACTCGTTATATTTAACGGGTTATTATCTGTTCCTGCTGGCATTCTATAAGTACCGTATTCATTATAAACAGCATATGGAATATCACAAACTAATTCGTACTCGTCTCCAGTTTTTTGCCATGTGATATTACTTTCCATTTTTCCAGTATCCTCTGGTGCATATTTAAATGCCAATAACAATGTTTTTGATATTACTATGTTTAAAACCTGATCTGCTTTTTTTGGACTGGATATTTCCGATAGGAAATTTATGACTTCGTTTACTCCATCCATTGTAATTCGTACCATTCTATTCCTCTTTCTTTTCCTTCTCTTGCTCTGCGAGGACTTCTTCCCCGAGTTTCCGTTCTTTCTGTGCTTGCAACATTTTTAGTGCATCTATCATATCCTGTTGCCATTCGTCATCGTCTGAATCTTCTCTCTTTGCTGGCTTAACTAATCGATCAGGCGGGACCGGTCTTTCCGGTTCCGATGGTCTACGAGGAGGACTTTGTAATGGTTGTTCAACCGGTTTTACTTCCGGTTCAACATCGGGGTCTAAATCTATTTGACCTTCGGATATCATTCTTCTTGCCTCTTTTAATGTTATAATCGGTTGTTGTGCACTTCTTGCATTTACCGCAGCAGCGACTCGTTTTCCTAGTAAGTCTGCCTCTGCCATTTCATCGATATACGTTGTTTCCCATACGATTTCGTATTTATCAAAATCCCTGCCGTATGATTTAAACAATAGATCATATAATCTCTCAATATGCGGTGTATATACCAAATCTTGATTATCTTTAATATCTCTATAGTAATCTGAAAAACCTATCTCTGCACCAGTCACTCTGCCTATTTCCACACCGAGTAATACTTGACGGGGTATAATTAATGCGGCAGATATTGCTTCCGTTATGTGGTCATAGAAAGGAGTTGGATTTATCGCTGCTGGATTTGTTACCTCAAGTTTGTATTTTTCAGAGAATGCGAAATAATTTGGATGTTGTTTTAATAGTTCCAATGCTTTCTTTCTCTCTTTCTGTTGCATTCCTTGCTTTGTTAATATTTGTGTTCCGTGTGAGAACCATTTTAAAATTTCACCGGTTGCTATGTCTATATCGGCAGATGATATTAATATGTTTCTTAATATATCAACCTTCGATACACCGAATGGACTGAATGGTAAATCAATTGTTTTTATGTGGATTAATCGATCTGGATGAATTGGAAAATCTTCTGATTTTTTAGAATTAAAATAATGGTAGTATACTTGAGTATCCTTACCATCTGGATAATACATTTCAATTATGTTTTCAGGGTTCAATACAATAACATCAATTGGTTCCGATCCGTACTCTACCTCTCTTTTTAATTTATCTTTACCTTCGATGTCCTTTTCTATGAATTTTATCAATAGATATCCGTCACCCCAAATATCTGCACACATACCGCCTATTTTAAATTTTCTTTTTATTTGGGTTCTCTTTTCGAATCCTCTAACCAATAGTAAATCCTCTTGCGGTACTTTAATTCCATCATCACGTTTTATACTATTCCACGCTCTGAACGTGTCTGAATTTTTCTTTGTTATTCCCTTCATAAATAATGCAGACTGTAGTGCGAGTTCTCTACGTTTTTCTGGTGTCAATTCACCATCATATCTCGATCCATATTCTGGAGGCAACGATAGGTCATCTTCTATTGTTTGCGGTACTGGTTTATCTTGTTTTGTTTTTCGAATATATTTTGTTGCGAATTCATCAATACGATCTATTACTGTCATTATGTTGACCTCTTTCTTATCCAAAATCCACAACCGAATTCGGTATCATCGATTATTGGATCATAATCGGTTAATGCGTATCGAAGTGAGTCTGCGGCATGGTCATCATCTTTTAATGGTGTTTCACCATCTCCTTTGTATCTATATGATAACAAACTTCGAACAAGATTTACACATGATGTGTTAATGGTTATCCTATTGTTTTTAAATGTTGATTGTAACTTTGCTATACCCGGCGATACCGCATTGTTTGCGTATGAGTGTACTTCCCCATTGTCGAATCTTCCAATTGGAACACCCAAATCAAAACATTGTTTCACTAGGTCTGCTGCCGATGGATCACAATATACTTTTGTAAAATTATATTTTTTATGAAGTTGAGCAATTAATTTTGAAGTCTCATATGATGATTTTTCACTCTCGTAGAATTCCTCAAGAACGAATAGGTTATTATCTTTTGTTCTCATAAGAACGAGAATGCAGCAAGGATCACGAATACCCCAATCAACACCTGCGAAGTATCTGTCTATGTTATTGAAATTTTTTACATTGATTGGTCTTACGTGTTTATCTTGATTAAATACTTTATATATTTGACCGGAGAAAGCACCCCATTTTCCTTTTAAATATCTCCTAACCCAATCAGAATCATAACGTGATTCCATACTTTTAATATACTCCTCTTGGTTTGGGATTAATATGTTATCATAGGTGCTTGTATCTACTGCGAAATATCCTGGTTTTTTATCCATATAGAAATATTTATAAATCCAATGGTTCTCCGCACCTGGATTTGTTGCGAGTAAACCGAAGTGAAACGGAATATTTTCACCACGTAGTCTACCAATTAATTGTGTCATAACACCCTCTGGTAAATCAATTGGTTCATCCAATGCAAACCAGTCCAAATCCTTTCCAGCAAGATTTCTTTCGTTATCGCATGAACGGAACCATATTTCAGAACCGTTATAAAATACTATGTTCATCTTTCCCGGTGAGATT